CGGGTAGGTTTAGCCATCACAATGCACTCAAGTCCGGGGAAATCCCAGCCAGTGGTGAGGATACCCACGTTGCATATGTGGGTGAGGCCCTCGGAGTCCTCCTGAAAGCTCCTGAGGGCTTCTCTGCGGTGCTGTGGTGTACATTTGGATACGTCACTGGCTATCCAATCAGCCTTGATACCGTAGCTGTCAACCAGCCTCTCGGCTACGAGGCGTGCCTCCTCTACGCTTGAGCAGTACACCACTGTTTTCTTTTTCGCAGTTTCTCTTGCGGTAATGTCGGCAATTTCAAAGATGGTCTCTGAATTTTCAAGCAACCGATTGAGTTGTACTTGGTTGAAGTCCCTTCCGTATGCTGTCCCGGTTGTTCCGACATCAGATAAATCAAGTGACTCGAGCTGAATGCAGTCAGTCATGGCGGGAACTAACCACCCATCAGGCACCGCACTTGTGATCCCATACTGGAACGCACACTTCTCATATATATTTTTCATTGATTGCTTGTCATGCCTTCGGGCCGTAGCTGTAACCCCAAGAACTTTGGCACCTTGATCTCGGTAGTGGTTAATGAGTTCCTCCCATGCTTTGGTGATGGAAAGATGTGCTTCATCCACAATAACAAGGCCAACGTCTCGAAGGCGTTTATACCTTTTGGGTGTGCCGGATATGAGAGTATCCTTGCTGGCGACGATGAAATCGCTACGGCCCCATGGTGTTTCGACTGACCAGTTATGAGCCTGCTCGATTGCCGGCTCCACCCCAGTACGAATATATATTTTCTTGGCTGCCTGGCTAATGAGTGTAATGTACGGAGCAATAACCAAGCACCGTCCGTCCTCCCACTCCTTCATGATCTGGGTAAATATCTCTGTCTTGCCCAAGCCAGTAGCGAGTTCGATTAACACCGAGCTGGGGGCGCCTTCATCAGCAAATATATTTTGCACCGCTTCCCTGGCGTCAGCTTGGTATGGTCTCTCTACAAAATAGTTTAGAGACCCTTGCTCTCCTGTGCGGCGCGGCTCAGAAAGCCCGTCGAAAAGCATTCTTTGCATTTGTTTCCCTCACATTTTTCGCATTCGGAGACTGGTTCACATTGCTTGAATGCGTCCTCTGCCTCTTTCAATAGGGTAGTTATTCTTGTTTGTTTCGTGGAGAGATAGTGCCCCACATCTGGGTCGGAACAAATTATCTTTGTGTCACGCAGGATGCGTTGGATATCGAGAATTGCTCGGCGGTAAGGGACAGCAAGCTGGTCGATGTTTGTTCCGAGGACGGCAATACCCTCGGAAATTATCTTTGCTTGCTCGCCTGGTTCTGCCTTGGCAAGTTCCGCTATCTCAATCCGGCTGACCTTTACTGCACCAGAAAGCACAGCATCCTTGAGGTCATCGGGGAGCATATCCACATTTTCAGCGAAGACTTTATCGTTGCGGATAGTACGAGTTGACACCCCGGCAGCATCGGCTATGACCTGCTCCGCATTCCCTCGCTCACCCCAAGCCCCGGACGAGGCACGCTTGGCCCTCATGTAGGAAAGTTCCTGGGGCGTCAAGTTGCGTCGTCCATACTGGTGCTGGATAATCCATGCCTTGACTTCTCCCTTGGTTTGAGCAGCCAATACACGAGTCTCGTAAGGCAGGTTATGCTGGCAACATATTTTGTAGCGATGGTGCCCATCCACAATCTTGTTGTCCCATGTGACTATCGGATCACAGGCTTTTCCTGCGTCCACTATGTTCCTTTCAAGCTGGTCGTATTCGTCCTCTGAAAGGGGCCGCAATAGTCCTTGGAATTCTTTGTCAATCAGTAGTCGCTCGTTCATGAATCACTCCTTTCTAGCCATTGGCAAGGGCTGCTCGTCTGGCATCGTATTGCTTTTTAAGATCACCCTTTTGGTTATCGGAGAATCCAGCTTGCTCATACTCTGCGATGGCTTTATAGATATTATCCAACGCATCAATGGAATCGGCTCGCTCGATACCAGTCGCAGCACGCTGGACAAAGAATTCGTTTTCTTCACCCCTGCTTTGCACGACAGCATCGGGGTCATCGCCAGTTTCGATCAGAAAGAACTCTCGAAGGGCATACTTCTTGGCGAGAGTCATGGCCTTGCTTGCCCTCTTGTCACCACCATCACTAGCCTCTGCAAATACCTCAACGAATGCTGTCTCTCCAGTGTCTACATGATGAAAAGCAAACACCCTCGTGCCAAGGAATATGGATACCCGACTACCTCTGGCAGTGGTATATTCCTCGTTTGAAATGTGCTGGCAAGTCGTGGGATACATGACTATACCATGCTCAACCATGGCCGGTCTAATCTGTGCAATCAGCTCCGCTTCACCAGCATAGGTGTAGCTGAACTTCCCATCGCCTACCTTCCCTTTCTTCTGAACGTATGATACTTCCTTCATTACTGCCAGTTGTGCTGCTGCTAGGCTTGTGTGCTTAGTCATTGGTAATCATGTCCTCTAAATCAACGGTTACTCCCCATCCATCTGTATGCCAGTCACCCATGTCGTGACACCAGCGGATACGATCCAACGTCTGGTGGTTGATCATGCGTGCCTGACCTATCAGATGCTCAGGGATCTCAAGTACAAGTGACTCATACGGAGCAAAGTTCCGTACTGCCACAAACAAAAACCTCTCTGCATGAAAGACATCACAGTAGTGTGCTGCCTGGAAGTGATACCCAAATTTATAAAAGGCATCCCGTGCGAACTCCCTTCCTAGGTGTTGGCGTGTTGTCTTGAAGTCAATGATCACGCCCTGATCTGAAAAATCTGCATCGCACATAGCCTTGCAATCCACACCGGCTATGTTCTCAAGGGCCACAACCTCGCTTCGCTTGGGTTCCAGCTGGGCAGCAAACACTGCTGCGGCTGGGTTATCAAAGACTGATTCTCTCATCCGAAGGAGTTGGTCTATCTCGTCCGGGGCCAAAATTATTTTCCCTTTGTGTCCCAGCTCAAATTGTGTCATGTATTCTCGGTGTGCTTTTTTCCTCATGTTGGTTGGTTCACCCCCAATGGTGGGCGGCTGAACAGCAATTGATCGTGAGAAATCCTCGCCATCTGCCATGAGAGCATGGAATGCCGAGCCAAGTTTCATTGCCTTGGTTGCCTCAAGCTCTGGCTGCCCCCGTTTTATATATTTGTGGTAGTACGTCCAGGGGCCTTTGTCTCTGAAATCCTTGAGCATTGAGTTGCTTACTTCAGTCCGCTCAAAATACTCACCAGCTGTTATATCCAGAACCTCCATGCCTTCTCCTTAGCTCGTTGATCGATTCAAAAATTGCGGGTAGTTCTTCGATGCTTATTAAGTAATCATGACTGAGCGCACGATCGGCCATGTCATATTTCATGAATGTGTATGGATCACCAATGTTGTCCCCAATTTTGTAGATATGGTGCTCAATCCCACCACGTGTGAAACCAAAGAAACGGAAGCAATATAGCTTCATTTGTTCCGTCGCCTTGAAATCTCCGTGGCTAGGACTTCTTTGATACTGGCAATAGATTTCTTGCCACACCCTGGAACCTTGTCTTCTAGGTCTTCATCCGTGTAGCCTACCAGATCACCAATAGTTTCAATGCCAGCCCGTTCGAGAGCATTGATAACCCTGTCCTCGAGTGATGTTTGCGCAAGTGGCATGGTGAACAATGGCCCTGCCGGGACATGCTGCATGCTCAACTCGGCTTCATCAACTACCCTGTGGGCCGAATCAAAATTACCCGCCATCAGTAATGTGAGCACGCGTTTTGCATACATCGTCGCTTGTGGCTGGCTTACTGAAAATGTCGTGGACAGTGTGGTTCTCCTCCACATTGATATCATCCCTGATTATTTTCACATGCTCGGGGGCTTCGATCCCGACACGTACCTGTCCTCCACCAATCCTCTTGATCACAAATCTGATGTTGCAATCACCACAAGTAGTCGAAGATAAGTTGATTGACTGGCCAGGTTTCCTCGTTAATACTAACATATCATATAACCTTTCGTGGTCGTCCTGCGGTTCTTCGTTTCTCTTGGTAGTGAGCTAAATCATCCTGAGAAATCAGCCACAATCCAGCGGGCAAACGATGCCCATTAAGAAGATCCTGTCGAAGAAGCTGACGTACCCTACTGGGAGTAACACCAAGAATTTTTGCAGCCTCCTTGGTGGTCATCAATTCTTCATAGCCTAGCATATGGTTCCTCCGTGGGGTTTATTGTACCGTCAACGGAAGCGATGTCAACGATACTATTGGTTAAAATGGAGAGATCAAATGATTAGATCAGGTCGGCGTAGTAGAGAGAAAGATATATTGCCCGAGGAATCCCCTGGGGTTGATCGTCGTGACGATAAGCAGGATCGCAAGGTAGATAAACGTGAATCCAAGGTTGATTTGATAGATGCTAAGGCAAGAAAGGCTGAGGCTGTGGCTAAAAAACGCAAATGGTTGGTAATCCTGATCGGTATTGCTATCGCTGCCTATTATGCTATCAAAAGCGGTGCTGGCAGTGGCCTGTTTGACATGCTGAAATCTAAACTTGGAGGTGGATAATGACTACCATCATCGACAGAATCAAGAGCTTTCTCCCTGGCTTCCTGAAACTTATTTTTTCAAAGCGGGCTGTCGCCGCTGCGGTCACTGCTTTCTTTGTTACTCATGCCCAAGACTATGGAATTGCTAGTGAACCTGCACTTGCAGTTGCGGGGCTTGTGATCGCACTAATCTTTGGTGACTCTATTAGACCCATTAACCCCGGCAAGGTTGTTGATGATGGATAGTATCGCTGCCCTTGTAGCTGGGTCTTTTACTGTCATAGGTGGCCTATGTGGTGCTGTATGGTGGATGAGTGCCCTCTATTCAAGAGTCAGAAGTATCCACGAGCGGGTCGATGAGTTTGTAATGGATCACAAAGACTCACAGACCCGCCTGTGGAACAAGGTCGAGGAGATTGATTCTCAACTCGACAGCTTTAACATCAGACTAACAACGATTGAGACACGCTTAGAATGAATCAATCTTTTTCAGTTCTTTCTCAAGTCTCCCTAGTCTGGCCAACATCTGGTTCATTTCATCCCTGATCTTGCCAGGTCGAGCAATCTTACGGGCATCATCCCGTTCCCTTCGGGCGGTCTGTTGCTCATGGTTTTTGAGATTGTCAATAAACAATTTCAAAGTGTTCACGGCCTTCGATGGTGCATCACCAGAATATATGACGGCAGGTTTGCCATTAAGGCTAAGGCCAACATCATCTAGATCAACTGACAAATTCATAAGCAGGGTGCTCAATTCTCCCAATCGATTCGCGGTGTACTCTCTACGTCTTTCATTTTTAGTCATGACTGTCCTCGTTCATAGAAAGATGATGTTGCTCTACCCGTGCCTCCAACGTGAAGGGATCAGGTGAGGTGAGCAACGGAAAATTATTTTTCGCCGCATAGTACGCACGACGAACATTACGCTGTGACCAGTCACCTCCGGTGCTCGATCGTTTCTTGAACCGAAGGACTCTAACTACCTGTGACCAGGTAAGTTGACCAATCTCCTTCCACTCTACTATCTGTACTGCGATACCCCTTTCCTTGTAATCAGGTTCAAATCTTGAATCAGCTTTCTCACCCACTTTCTTGTACCCAACGGGTGCGTGTTGGTTAAGAGGTAGATTGCTGGAGCGTTTCTTCTCCATGCCCTCCTTAGTCCTCATGCGAATCATGTCACGCTCAAACTCAGCATAGCTGGCAAGCGTGGCGTACATCAGCTTACCCCATGGGGTAGAGAAATCAATTCCCACAGAGATCACGTGCAGGTAGATGTCCCGCTCCATGAGGGATTGTTGTGTCATCAAGGCATCCACAACCCCCCTGAAGCACCGATCAAGGGCAGTACACACGATGTGATCACCATCCGCAAGCCGCAGATGCAGCTCACCTCCAGCTGGACGATCGAACATGATCACCGACCCGGATACGTCCTCGTCAGCGAACACACCGCCAAATGAGTCGTCCCCAAATTTATCTTGTGACTCATGGTAGTCGTAATACTCCTTGATCCTCTTCTGTTGCTGTTCAAATGAGTTGTTCTGATCGTCAGTTGATACTCGGGCGTAACCATAAACTACCATCAGTCATAATCCTTTCCGCCGCGCCCTCTTGCGCCGCCGCTGCTTGCTTGTCCTCCCCTTCGGTTTCCTCCCGCTTTCTTCCGGCTTTGCGGAAAAGCGACCCCGTTTCTTTCTCTCTGGTGATACCATCACTCATCCTCCATAAGAGATGCAAGAGACTCAACCGCTCGCTCAACATGATCGACAGTTTTATTCCACTGGAGACCATCAATCCCATCATCACTCATAAGTAACTCGAGAGTATCCTTTAGTGCTCGCTCTATGTGCCTAAAAGCATCTGCCCTGCCATCAGCTTTCGATGGATCATTCATCTGTAGTCTCCTTTGAAATGAATCTGTGTTCCTCGCAACATACATTGCAGAAGCAAGTTGTTTCTTCACAATCGTTAGTGACCTTGCCATGCTCATCTGTCCACATTCTGAATTCGATATCGTCATTTCCACAAGCACTGCAAATCAGTAATTTTTTAGGCATCACTCATCCTCCTTATGGTTGTCCCTGATATGTAGCTTCATCCCCGGTTCAGATCGAAATGCCTGTGAGCAATGAGGACAATCGAATGGCCTGACACCAGGACACATAGTCTCTGGTAACCCATCTCTTAGGTGCTTGCGCAGTGCCTTTAAGTCTGATTCTCGGTGACGATAGTTACCTGTCCTTCCACCCCTTTGATAACTGGGATCTTTGTCTTTCCAGTTTGCCATGCTGTAATCTCCTTGTGCGGTCGCCTGCTTCGCCTCGTGGCTGCGGTAAAATATATTCCGTTCGCTACGTGCCCGTGGGCTTCGTTGCTAAATATGTCTTGTCCGCCCGTAAGAAATCTTCCGCTCGTCCTTCAACATATTTTTCGCTGCGCCCAGGGCACTCTGCTCCGTAATATATTTTCCCTCCTCGCCACCAGCCTTCGCTGCGCCCTCCCTTCGTCGTATAAAAATGCAACGGGGACTCAAGCGACAAGCCCAAGTCCCCGCTGCGAATCTAAGGAGGTCTCTCGACCATGAGGCTGCGGTTACAAGGCCACTCACAGCTTGGCTATGCGACTAGAAGGGTTGAGCATTATCCCAGCTGACACCTTCAGATACTTCTTTCGGTTGAGCAGGTGCCTCGCCTTCTTCTGTATTACGAGTGTCATACTTCTTACCCATTGATTCCAGCTTGCTTGCTACAATCTTGAGCTTGCTGTATTTCTGATCATCCTTTTCCCATTCGTCAATCTTTATCTTCCCTTCGATGAGAACAGTTGATCCCTTACCCAGGTAATCATTGGCAAATTGAGCTTCACTACCCCACAACGTGACGGGTATGAAAGACGTATCCGTATTGCCACGGTAAGTATTGTCCACTGCAACTGTTACATCAGCTACTGCTTTGTCATCGTCACCTACATGACGCAATTCGATGTCAGCAGTAAGTCGCCCGAGTATAATAGCCTTGTTGAAATTAGCCATGATGCTAGTCCTTTAAGTAAATGGTTTCGATCCAATCTGGTACCTCATAGTAGCCATGATCATCCTTTGGACGAGTAATGACTGCTAACATTGGCACACCTACATCGTTTTTATCTTCAGGCCATGGTGTCATGCCATCTGTGATCGCCACTGCAATATGAGGTTTCATTTTCAATTCCTCAATTCCCGTGGACACGATGTTACCTACATCTGTACCGCCTCCTCCCTTCAGTTCGAGTTCACGCACTTGTCCTGCTGTGTGCATCTTTGTCTTTGCCTCCGTATCGCGAGTGATGATCACAATTCCATCTCTAATCCGAAAACTAGAACTTATTTTGTTGATCATCCCCAGCGCCAGTGAGAAATCCTCATCCATCATTGACCCTGATGTGTCAAGGAATACTGCGATGCGTGGAACCACTGCTACA